CGAGGTTCCTGTGATGGAAACACTCGGTGCCAGCGGTACTTCGGCGGGCTATGTCGCCCCTCCGAAGGTCGCCTACACCACCACGGCCATCTTCACGATGTTCGCCGATGCCCGCAGTACTACCGCGGACCGTGCGAACACAATGAAGATGTTGATCGGGTTGCTCCAGGGCGCCACTAGCACTACTGCTACTGGTGTTCTGAACAACACGTCAGCCGGTGATGCTTGGAAGACGAATTCGTCTCCTTGCGTTGCCCACTTCGTCAGTTTGATTACGCCCAACTGATCGGGCGACGAGGTGGTGGATTATCGCTTCTTATAGAAAGGAGTAGACCATGCATAGCGCACGGTGTAGGACCCATTGGCTCCAGGAGTGTCCCCTGAGTGATAGTTTAACTATCCTCACGGGCCTGGCTAGGACGCATGCTGAGCTCGCAGGCCGGTTCTCGGGGGCGCTATTAGCGCTTCTCGATGCCGGTGATTTTGCGGGCCTATGCGCATTTGAGATTGACTACCGGGACGACGACCAGATCCTAGATCTGATCAACGCTCGGCAGTGTTTGGGCTTCTTTTCGAAGCTCGAACCCTTGGACATTGGTCTCGATAAAGAGGCCGTAGCCCTAGGCAATTTCATTCGGAGCGAGGAGCAGTGCACAGAAACGAACCTTAGACTTAGAGAAGCCCGACGAGTCAATTTTTCAACGGTTGACTTGTCGCTTCGCCGTGTTTTAGATGCGGCGTCGCGGAAAATCTGGCGTCTTCTTGGTCCGGTACCGTCTTATGAGCAACTGCACTTCGCTTTCGGTCCTGGTGCAAACACAACGGTCAAAGCCTCAGCCTCTTCACCCCGGCATAAGCTGGGGGCAAGGCTGGCGTGTAGTTCTGAACTGGCGTCTTCAGTTGGTGTATTGCTAGCTGAGGCTCCCGCGTGGGCATCTGCCCACGCATTCGAGGACAACGATGACAGTTGGTTCGTCAACGTTGAAATTGATTACGGGAAACTCCAGTTCGTCCCCAAAAACGCAAAAATGTACAGGTCCATTGTTGTTGAGCCTGTGCTAAACTCCTTCGCCCAAAAGGGCGTAGGATCCTACCTTCGTGGTAGGTTGCGCAGATCGGGTGTCAACTTAGATGATCAGAGCAGGAACCAAACGCTTGCTCGGGTCGGCAGCATAGCTGATAATTTGGCTACGCTGGATTTAAGCATGGCATCTGACACTGTCTCTCTCGAGACAGTGGCCGAACTCTTCCCTCCTGAGTGGTACTCTTTCCTTTCCCGGTTTCGTACCGGAACGGTTGTTTACCAATCACAGAAGTTCCCCTTGCAAAAATTCTCAAGCATGGGGAATGCCTTCACATTTGAGCTCGAGACGATTCTGTTTTGGGCTCTTAGTGTCGGTGTCTGTGAT